TCTTTCTCAACTAAAAGTTTCTCAATGTAAATTTTATCAGGTTCTTTAATGAATGGATTATCTTCAACAAGTTTGGTTGAAAAATAAGAATCGATTGGAACCCATTTCTTGGCAACCTTTGGATTTACAGTATGGTAGTGAATAACATACTCACATTGAGCTCTTGTAGGAACATGTTTTTTATTAGTCTCACACTGTTTTTTAATTTTTAAAATATAATTATTTGAGCCATTATAGGTCTCCAAAATAGAAATAGCCTGTTGCTCAATACTAATGTTCATATTTACTAATACAATAACAAATAATAATAAACAAAAAATAGATATTTATCAATATGTCACATCGTAATGTACCAATAACTAGATTAGGAAAATTTTTTGGAGGGGAAGACTTTGCTTTGGATGTTAATATCGGAAGGGAGTGGTTAGAAGGAGATATGAATTTTACTTTGGTATTGTACAAGGTAGATAGACAAAAAACAAATACAGATGATGTTTATGGTGAGGCAGTTAAAGATGGAATTAAATTTTACCCACCTGTTGAGTTTAAGGGATATGTTAAAATAATGGCACCTGAAAATAAAAATTTGGGTACATCAAAATTAGACCAAACAGAACCTGGTAACTTACAAGTATCTGTTTATCAATCACATTTAAATGAACTTGGAGTTGACATTGAGTTTGGTGATTATATTGCATATTACGAAACTGAAACAAGAGTTAGATATTATACTGTTAATAATGATGGTCGTGTTGTAAGTGATAACAAACACACCTATGGTGGATACAAACCTTTTTATAGAACAATTATTGCGTCAATTGTGACAGAGAATGAATTTAGAGGATTATAATGGCATTACCTAAAAAAATAAAAAAGACTTTGGATTTATCTCCTGTGAAAATAGGATACGATAGACGTGTTGAATTGTTAGATAAAATTAACGATAAGGGAACTTATTTACCTAAATCATTATTACATGAAGATTTAGATAGAGGTTTTTTAGATTTTGTTAAAAATAATTTAAGAACAGTATCTGAGGGTAAATCAATACCTGTTGTTGATATAATTTTAACAACTCAAAATTGGGCTCAGTTTACTCAAACTTGGAACTTTTCAAATTTAGATAAGAATGTTGAGCCTCCTGTAATTACAACTGTAAGAACACCTGAGGTTAAATATGGTTCATTACCTTCATTACGATATAATATACCAAATAGAAAACAGTTCTTTTATGCTGCGGTTCCAACATTTAATGATGGAAGAAAAGGGTATGACATTTATACAATTCCACAACCAGTTCCAGTGGATATAAAATATAGTGTTAAAATAATTTGCAACAGAATGAGGGAATTAAACATTTTTAATAAAAATGTTATTGAAACTTTTGCATCAAGACAGGCATATACTCAAATTAAAGGACATTATATCCCAATTATTTTAGATGACATTGCAGACGAATCTGTAATGGAAATGGAAAAAAGAAAATATTATATTCAAACATATAACTTTACATTACAAGGATTTTTAATGGATGAGAACGAGTTTGAAGTTAAGCCGGCAATTAGTCGAGCGATTACATTTTTATCAACTGAGACTCAAAAATTTAAAAGACCAAAAAGAAATGACAGAGTTGAAAATACGGATTTATTAGAAACAGTTATAGAGTACTCTACAACAGAAACAGATAAAACAAAAGATTTTCAATTTACTTGTAACTTATATTTGGATGGACTTACAAACGTTGATACCTATCAGGTATATTTAAATGGATTGTATTTTGGAGAGGATATATTTTCATCATTAACTTCTGTGTTACAAATTAATGATGGTGATTCTGTAAGGTTTGTTGTCACTAAAACAAATCAAGATGAAATTTCAAAAGTTAAATTAAAGACAGTTTTAGTTTAATTTTCACCGTAAATATCCTTTTTAATTTTACAGTTCTCCTCAATTAATTTCTCAACAAATTTATTAATCTTTAAACCTTTTTGGTCACAATACTTTTTAAGTAGACTGTGAACTTCAACTGATATCTTTAAATTCTTAATTTTCATAGGTAGAAAAAAGTATGAAAATTATCATACCATATTATAAATAGTTTTTGTAAAGTAAAGTTTTTAAGGTTTTTCACAATATTTATTTGAAAATAAAACGATAAAAAAAATTATTTAAAAAAATGGCAAGTGCAAACAAAGTATTCGTCTCTCCCGGAGTATATACTTCGGAGCGTGACTTATCATTCGTTTCACAAAGTGTTGGTGTAACAACCTTAGGTCTTGTTGGGGAAACTCTTAAAGGTCCTGCGTTCGAACCAATTTTTGTGACAAGTTACGATGAGTTCACATCTTATTTTGGTGGTACAAATCCTGAAAAATTTGTAAACACCCAAATACCAAAATATGAATCCGCATATATTGCAAAATCATATTTACAACAATCAAATCAATTATTTGTAACTAGGGTACTAGGATTGTCTGGTTATGATGCAGGTCCTTCTTGGTCGGTAACTTCGGTAGCCAACGTTGACTGCTCAACTGTTGGAGTTGATGGAGACTCTAATTGGGTGACTCTAACAAATATCTCAGTTGGATTTACTTTCCAAGTAAATGGAGGTACGGCATCTACTATTGAATTTTTCGATATTGAAACTGAGTTAGCGTCATATCCGTATCTATTATCCAAATTTGATAATCCTTTTTTGAAATATGATGGAACCTCATCAACAATTAGGTCTGAGATACAAAATTTCCTATGGAATACATTTTACTCTCAAATGTCAGATACAACTTTACCTTCAGGTTTATATGATGAAAATGTAATTTATTTTGGAGCATTACCAACAACACAGTATAACATATATAATGGGTATACTGGTAAAACAAATGTATTTGGAATTAACGATTTCAATGCATCGACAATAGATTATTGTGATGGATTAAATGATTCTTGGTTTTACTCTAATTTTGACCCAATTCCTAATACTGACAATTATTCTGGATTTTCTTTTATAGTTACACAAAATAATCAAAACTTCAGTTCTTTTGGTGGATATAATGCGGCTAACTATAATGCTTTAACAATTGGAATTCAATTATTCACAGGTATTACATACACTGAATATCACAACTTAGTACTTGCAACTTTAAGGTCAAGAGGTATTACAAATTATAGTTCATCTCAACATGGTCCAAAATACCAAGTTACTGGAACAACCGATGTTTCATTAACTGTTACAGGAGCGTACAGTGCGGCAACGACAAATCCGTATTCAACATTCTCAATTAGTGGAACTCAATATGATTCATCAGCATTTAGTTTTGAGGCATCATTTGAATCTGCTAATGCTAATTACATTAACAAAGTATTTGGTCAAGATAATTTTGAAAAAGATAGAACAGTTGTTCCATTGTTTGTTGAAGAATCTTACGATACATTATTAACTTGGGGTTATAATAAAGGTTATATTAGAGGTTTAAATACTACTCTAACTGATTTAAATTCTGCCGAAAGTCAGTCAGCGACATCATTAGGTAACTATTTAGAAAGATACCAAACACCAACAACACCTTATGTTGTTTCAGAATTAAGAGGTACAAAAGTTTACAACTTATTTAGATTCATTTCAATTTCTGACGGAACTGCGGCCAATACAGAAATCAAAGTATCAATACAAAACATGTCTTTTAATAACTTAACTTTTGACGTAGTTATTAGAGATTTTTATGATACAGATGCTAACCCTGTTGTTTTAGAGAAGTTTACTAACTGTACAATGAATCCTGATTTAAATAGTTATATTGCTAAGAGAATTGGAACATCTGACGGAGATTTTGCAATCAACTCTCGTTATGTAATGTTAGAAATTAATTACGAAGCACCATACGATGCACTTCCTTGTGGATTTAATGGTTATATTACAAGAACTTATGATGTAACTTCAGCAAACATTCACCCACCATTCCCTGTCTATAAGACAAGTTATGAATATCCTGGTGAAGTAATTTGGAACCCTCCATTTGGGACAAGTGTTGGTGTTGATAATAAAGTAATATCAACTGGTGATAATGTGAGAAGAACTTATTTAGGTTTCTCTACAAAACTTGGTTACGATAGTGATTTCTTACAATACAAAGGAAAACAAAATTTAATTACAGGTTTTGATAGTTGTACATTAGATGAGGCAGATTTTAGTTCTTGGAATTATTTAACAAAAGGTTTCCACATGGACTCAGGAGCTACTGTTATCACTATTGCTAGTAATTACTTAACAAGTGGTGAAACAGCATTTGATGTTGGAGCCGGTTCATTTACATCTGAACCAACTTTAAAAACTGAAACATATTACTACTTATATTCTCGTAAGTTTAGTATGGCGTTTTATGGTGGTTTTGATGGATGGGACATTTATAGAGAATACAGAACAAATAACGATGATTTCACATTAGGTGGAACTGGTTATTTGGCAGGTGCGGCTCCTTGTACACCATACACAAATGCAACAGGTTGGGGTTCATTTAGAAGAATCACAGTTGACCAAAACGCTACAGATTATGCAAATACTGACTACTACGCATACTTGTTAGGTATTCAAACATTCTCAAATCCTGAGGTTACAAACATTAACGTTTTGGTTACACCTGGTATTGATTATGTTAATAACTATGAATTAGTTAATGCAACAATTAACATGGTTGAGTATAATAGAGCAGACTCTATTTACATCACAACTACTCCTGACTTTGATTTGTTACAAAATTCAACAGTAATTTCTGATAACTTAATCTTACCTGAGGAAGCGGTTGTTAATTTGGAAGATTCGGCAATCGACTCTAACTATACTGCAACTTACTATCCATGGGTTTTAACTCGTGATACTGTTAATAATACTCAACTTTACATCCCACCAACTGCTGAGGTTACAAGAAACTTAGCATTGACTGACAACGTTGCATTCCCATGGTTTGCAACTGCTGGTTACACTCGGGGTATTGTAAACGCGGTTAGAGCTCGTAAGAGATTAACACAAGAAGATAGAGACACACTTTACAAAGGTAGAATTAATCCTATCGCAACATTTAATGATGTAGGAACTGTAATTTGGGGTAATAAAACACTTCAAATTAGACAATCAGCACTTGACAGAATTAATGT